ACGATTGCGTAAGGCGCGCCTGGCGATGACTCCACCACCCCCGCATCGGTGTGCACCCGCATATACAGGTCGCCGAACTCCAGCCAGTACGCCTGCGTGCGGCTGTAGACAAACGGGATCAGCCGGGCCTTTTTGTTGGCATGCTTGGCCGCCGACCTGTAGAGCGTGCCCCAGCGTTTTTGCACACCACCGTAAATCAGTGGCCAGGCGTTCTCGATCACCTCAGCGCCGTTTTGGTAGCGCGCCACATCGATGCGACCCCACATGCGCGGGTCAATCTCGCCCGCCGTGAAATTGGTGTGGTTGTGCGTGAGCTTGGGCATTACCAACCCCCGCCGGGGTAGCGTGCATTGAGCAGCTGGAAGTCGCCCAGCGTTTCGGGCGGGTCTTCTTGCCCGTCTGCCGTCTTGGCTGCCTTGAATGCGCGCTCTGCCTGCTGCGTCAGCGAGTCAGCCAGCGCAGCCGAGCCGGTGATGGCGTAGGCCATACGTGCAGCCATGCGCAACGTCATGGCGTTGACCATCTGAGCGTCCCACATCGCCTCGTTGGTGTCGCTCAGGTATCGCAGCGACAGTGCGGTGCTTGAAAACAGCACCGACGTGCCTTCAACTCGGTACTCAACAGGCGCGTCATCATCGTCGCCCACACTCAACACGCGCAGGCAGTCATCGGGCAGCGCGAACCTGTTGAATGAGCCGAACGCGGGGCCGGTTGTTTCTGGCGCCAGGCTCACGCGCTTGATACAGCGATTCCACGGGTGCGCGCGCAAGAAATCAAGCTTCGCGTCGGGGTACAGATTGGCCGAGAGTTGCGCGCGCTTGGTCGATTCGGTGAACGATGCAATGGGCTGATCGCCGAGCATCAACAGCGCTGCGGAACAGATCGAAACCTTCGTTGCCATCACTTCACCCCATCAAAAAAGGGGGCACAAGGCCCCCAACTCTCTGCCGTGGAGACAGCACCGATCAGTTGCCCTGCGTGAACACCAGAAGCGACGACAGCGTGCCGGTTGCCGTGGCGGCGGCGGTCAAGGTCGCCACCACGTCATAGGTCAGATTCGGGTCAGCACTCAGCCCCAGGATTTGCCAGATCGGCTGGTCAAACTTGGAGATGTCCACCACACCCGACTCGTGCAGGATGTTCGTGCCCGTGGTGTCAGCCGAAGCCAGCGAAACAGCCGAGCCGAAGAAGTCGGCATCAACCACTGCGCCGCCGTCCTGCGTGGTGCGGTACAGGCCGAAGTCAGCCGCAGCGCTCGTGATGGCGTCGGACAGCTTTGTGAGCGACGAAACACAAGCCGAGCTGGGCACGGATGCGAGCAGATACTTCGAGCCGATAGAGTCGCCGCTGGTCACCTCGACGGTGGCCTTTTGCGAATACGCGACACGCGAGCCCAGGGTGAGGCCGGGCTTTGCCGGCGGGGTGCCATCGCGCAAGCTGATGGCGGATGCTTTGACGGTTACGACAGCCATGATGCAGCTCCTTTGTCGTGTTCGGGGTTAGGCGGTCAGGAAGTCGATAGCGACCACCTTCTTTTCGTCTTGGCGGCCAGCGCCCAGCGACATCCAGGCATAGGCCTCGGTCGGATGGCCACGCTTTTGGGTGTTCTCGCCAACGCGCGTTTTGGTCTCAATGCCGGTGCCGTAGTGCACAGCCGACTTGGCCCATGCGACCGTGCGACGCTCAGTAGAGCCGCCCGCGCCGTTGTCGAGCGCTTGGTACGGGATCCAGGTGAAGCCCATCCAGTTCTGCGCAACCTGACCGCTTTGCAGCATCTGCACGGCCATGTAGTCGCCCGACGTCAGCGTGGTGTCGGCCATGATCTGGCGCACCATGTTGTCGTCGTATGTGATGTACAGCTGCTCGCCGTTTTCGTTGTCGCACTCATTGGCGCGGAACAGCGAGCGGGCGAAGATCAGCTTGGCTTTGCTGAATGCCGTGCCGCCTGCCAGGATGATTTGCCCGGCTGGCAGCGACGACGTGCTGAACGTGGTTTCGCCCGACTTGGTGACCACCGGATCAAGCAGCGCGCGGTAGATCGTTTTGTCTTTGCGACGGTTTGCGGCTTCGACCAACAGGCCGGAGTATTTGTAGGACGGATCGGCGGCCAGCTTGGGAACGTCGAATGCATCAACAACCAAGTTGCGGTCGTAGTCGGCCATGTAGACCACGCGGGTGTCGTTGTCCAGCGATCCGGTGTGCTTGTCTTCATAGCGGGTCGTCACCTGCTCCATCTCGGTCGTGCCGAGCTTGTTGATGGTGAACGAACTGCCGCTGATCTGGCCGCGATCCATGACAGTCGCTTGGAGGCGGCTGTCCTTCTGGGCCAGCGCCTCAGTAAACGAGTCGTGGAACTGCTGCTTGAAAGCAATCGAGGGATTTGCGAGAGACATGATTTGCTCCTGAAGGGTTGCGGTTGCTGCCTTTCAGGGTGTCCAGTTGCCCGGGCCTGCTGTCGTGTCGCCGCCCGGCTACAGGCTTGCGATAACGGGCTCAAATCTGGGAGGGTGTCCGCTTGCCACGTCGGGCCTCTTGATGACGTGAATGTTGCGATTGCATCGGGTGCCGAATCCCAACCATCCAATGCAAAAAGCCCGCTCCGATTGCTCGGGCGGGCCTTGTTGTGCTGGGCTGAATCAGGCTACTTGCTTGCTCGGGTATTTGCGCGCGTACAGCTGGTTAATCTGCTCTTGAATGCTGGCCCGGCGCGGGTCTTTCTCGGGCAGCGCGTCTTTTTGTGATCGCAACTCGGCAACCTGGGCCGCGAAGTCTTGCCCTGTGCCTGCGGTGCTGTCGGTGCCGTGCGGCGTGTCTTCAGTCATCTCGGGCGCGAGCGCGGCTGCCAGGCGCAGGAACATCGGGTTGTTGCCGAGTTCCTTGTTGAATTCTTTGAACGGCACACCCAGCTTTGCAGCCAACACGTTGCCGGCTTTGTAGGCTGCGCCCACGTTCTTATCGAACTCGGCATCGTCCTTCCAAACCTTGGACAACTCTTGCGCCGTCTTTTCGGCCTGCTGCTGCGGCGTCAGGACGGGTTGATGCGTGCCGATCACGTTCAGGTACTGCCCGATGACAAGATCGAGCTGCCCCTGTGTCATGCCCGACTTGTGAGCCTCGCCGAGAAATGCCTGCAGCTTCTCATCGCCAGCCGTGTCCCAGCCCTTTACCGCGTCTTGCAACTGCTCGGGAATGTTGATCTTGTAGCCGGCCACGTCGGCGGGCGGAACGTCGCCAGCACCAAACCGCTTGGACAACTCGCCGTAGCCTGCCGCAAGCTTTGTTGTGCTGGCTTCGATGTCAACAGAGCCGTCTTCCTTCACAACGCGGTACTTCTCGGGGATGCGCTCATGCAGCGGCGGCAATGCGGCAGCCGCCCCGCGCTCCAGCACAGTGCCGCCGGCTTGTTGGTCGCCCCCGGTGGGCGCTACTTCGCCGGCTGACGATCCACCACCGCCACCGCCATCTGATCCAGAGCCGTCGCCGGCCTCGTTTTCAAGTGTCCAGTTCGCCAGAAAGTTGTTCAGGTGCATCAGGTACTCCGTTTGCGTTGTTGATCTGCCCGAGGATGTAGTCGAGCACCTTGCGCATGCCGCCGTGCTCGAACGTCACCAGCACAGCATCGATGCCGCCGCGACTGACCTGCGCGCGCGAGAACCGGCGCACCAGATCGTCGAGAACGGCCACGCCGTCTGCACTGTCCTCGAACAGTCGGCGGTATGTTTCGGGGGTTGCCATTTACAGCGCGGCCAGGGTGAGGGAGTGCATTACGAGACGCGCTTCTTCAGCGTGCTGGTGCTGCCGAGCTGCTGCGCCTCCGTCTCCGCCTCCGCCTCCAGACATATCAGCCTTTCATTTCGGTTTCACCGCATCAATCTTCGCCACCTCGGGCACCCAGACTGCACGCAGCGCGGGATCGGCGAACGGATCAGCGCCGAAATCCAGATCAGACACGTCCTGCGTTTCGAGCCAAGCCGATGCCAGCTTCCAGACGTTGATGTTCGCGGCCATCTTGGCTGTGACGACCACCAGCCGAGGATTCCAGACGCCCTGCTCGTCTTTGCACCACCAGCCCGCCCAAGCGCCGCGAGCGCTGAACGACTGCACGGCCACAGACCCGGGGCCGCCCAGTTGCGCCGGCTTGCAAACCGGCTTCTTGACGACGTAGCAAGCCTTGAGCGAGCCGGGGAATGGATCTGACCCGAACGCAGCGTTAGAGCACATATCACCGTTTTTGGCGCGGCCCAACACGAACGAGTCGGCAGGCCCGCCGAGCGCCTTGAAAACGCCGTAGCGCACCACGGAGCGGCCCTCGGCATCAAGCGGCGTGCCGGCAGCAAAGTAAATCTGGCTGCCTTCGGTGCCGACTTGGCCCGGGGCCTGCGCCTGAGCCGATCCGATGAGTGCGCCGCACAGCGCGGCCAGGGTGAGGGAGTGCATTACGAGACGCGCTTCTTCAGCGTGCTGGTGCTGCGGTAGTTGCCACC